GAGTCATGGCCCCGCTGATCGTCACCGGCAATTTGGCGAACTGTTCGGCTATTTGCGGCGCGGATTTACCCAGCGCGTTGATCAGCCGGTCGCCGGTTAATTGTCCGGCCTCGGCCATGGCCCGCAGTTTGGTAATCGGCACGCCCAAGCCATCGGCCAGGGCTTGCGCCAGGCCTGGTGCATTTTCCATGACGCTGTTGAATTCGTCGCCGCGCAGCACGCCGGATGCCAGCGCCTGCGAAAATTGCAGGATGGCGGCCTTGTCTTGCTCCAGGCCCTGGCTGGTCAAGGCGATGGCCTGGTTCAGGGTTTCGGTGGTATTCAGCGCCTGGGCTTGGCTGCCGCCCAGTTGCTTAACGGCGGTTTCCATTTTTGTATAGAGCGTGACCGTGGCTTCCAGACTGGAGCGGGTACGCTGGGAAATGGCGAATAAGGCGGATTGGGCGACGGTGTATTCGGCGGTATTGTCGGAAACAAGCCGCAGCCTGGCCTGTAAGGTCTTGTAAACGTCGGCCAGGGTCAGGCCCTCGCTGGCCCAGGCGGCGAACAGCCTAATGTCGAGAAAGCGTTTTGCCAGGGTTTCGACTTGTTGCAACTGATCGCCGATCGATGCCATGCCCTGGCGGGCACTCTTGATGCCCGGCGCGGTCTCATCCTTTGCCGATATCAACAATCGCAACGCTAAGTCATTTAATGTCGCCATAATTGCCTTATGAAAAACCTTTCAAAATTCGAAATCATCATTATCGCCATCGGCTTGCCGATCCTGATTGTCATCACCCAGGGCTGGCACGAAAGCCATGGCATGGCGATAATCTTTCTGGCCGGGGCCGCCGCCGTGATCAGTTTTGCGGTGGCGGTGTTTCGCTGGTGGCTGGGCCCAACGCCGTCAGGAAGAAGCCCCAGCCGTATCGTTCGACGTTGAGGTGTCCGCGCTCGATGAGTCGGCAGCAGACGGCATCGAGCCGGCCGACAACATCGCCATCGTCGGCCCCAGCCCGGCCAGGTCCAAAAAAGCCTGATTGACCTCCAACGCCGCGTCGAATGCGGCCTGCAATTCGCTGCCGGTCAGATCATCCAGCCCCATGCCATCCGGAAACACCAACAGCGGCCCGGCCAGGGCGGCGATTTCCGCGAAGCGTTCGCTGAACAACGCCACCAGGTTAACGCCCGATAAATCATTGAACTTGGCAAACAACCGGCGAACGTCGGACACGGTCAATTCCTGCACCGTCAGCACTCGATCGTCGTCCAGCGGGATGGTCTTGCTGTGCCTCACTCTGTCACTTCCTTGACCACCAGATAGCGGGTGGATGTTATAAAGACATCGGTCCCGGTCATGTCGCACGGATTGTCCAGCCTGATTTCATTCACCAATGTATCCGGTTCACCTGCCGGATAGCCCTTATCCCAGATTTGCACGACAACTTTAAAATTCGATAAATCGGCGTTTTCGATTCTTACTCGCTTGGTCATGTCCTACTCCTTACCACTGTTCAATGATGAACGGCTCGGTCTTGCCGGTCGGGGTTTCCAGCCGGCCGCTAAGCGCGAATTCGGTGACGTCGTCGCCCATCAGATCAAACTCGCCATCGGCCACCATCAGCACGCTGTAAGCTTCGAACCGCACCGACTTGTTGTTGATCAGGTTGCGGCCGTCCAGGATCAGCCGGCCCTTGGCTTGGGGCGTGGTAGCACCGCGCACTTTCCAGCCGCTGATCGCGGCATGGGCGTAGTCCACCTTTAACGGGGCCGCGTCGGCGATGGCGCCTCCGGACAGGGCCTTGACCATGCCCAGCGCATAATTGACTTCGTAGTCGGTATTTTCAACATAGGTCACGGTGGCGCCGGTATTGGTGACGACCACCGAGGCCGCGGTCAAATTACGCTGCGCCAGTTCGATCCAGGCGCCCAATTTGGCGGTCAACGGCTCATCAGTAACGGTGCCGGCGCCGGCCGTCAACACGGAATGGCTGCCCATCAAGGCCAATGCCACGCCGTCCTTAGATCCGTTGCGCAGGCCGACGCTGAGTTCGGCCGGCTTGGGGATCGCTACCGAGGCCGTGACCTGGCCATACTGGCCCTTGTCCTTGCTGATCTGGTCCTTGATGTCGGCGCTGGTCTTGATCGACAGCTTGGCGATGCCGGGCAGCTCCACCAGGCCGGCGTATTGGCCGGCATCGTTCAGGCGATTGAAATAGGCGGTGCCTTCCAGCAGGAAGCCGTCATTGGTTAATGTGACCATGGTTATTCTCCGGTGGTGAGGTTGTTGTCTAGGTTGTCAGAATCTTCGGTTTTGGGGCTATCGATAATGCCCTGGCGCCGCATCCAGTCGGCGCGATCCGGACTAACCAGAATGTTATCGCCTGCATTGAGCTGCTGGCCTTCATGCACATGCGGCGCCACCAGCTTGACGCTGATCTGGTCGGTGGTGTGGTGATGGCTGTGTGATTTTGTCATTGCTATTGTCCTATGACCGCGTGCGCGGTGAATGTCATGGGGAATTCGGCATAGCCGATGCTGTACGACGGCGGCTGCCGGCCTTGATAAATAAATCCTTTGCGCTGGTTTGGCCCGGCGGTCCAGCCTTGCAGCGCCTTGAAAACGGCCGTCATGAAGGCGCCGGCAATGGCTTCGGTCAGGCCGGCGTTGGTCTCGTCGGCCTGGTGGGCGATGATCACGATCAAATCCCAGTCCTGGATCTCTTGTGCTGGCAGGGCGTCTATGGTCTTGACCATGGGTTCGCCGCCGCCGGGAATCACGAACACGCCCGGCAACAGCGGACCAATGTCGCGCAGGCCGGCCAGCGTCGTGGCGTTGCCCACCGTCTTGAAGCCGGGCACCTGGGCGTCGATGCGGGCGATGATTAAGGGTTCGAGACTTAGCATCAGCTCAGTCCCGGATTCAGTTCGCGCAGCTTGGCGGCGAACCGGGCGCGAAGTTCGATCTGCGCCTCGTGGGCGACGGCCTCGGCGATCGCAAAACCCGCTTTTAAGACGACGGTCTGTTCGGCAATCGGCAGTCGACTGCGACCCGATTTTTTGAAGATGCCGGTGTGGCCACTGCGCAGAGTGGTCACGAATCCGCCCTTGAAATAATACTGGCCAGCCCAGGCGCCGCCGTTATCTTGTTTGAGTTTTCCGACATAACTGGCCTTAACCGGATTAAACCCAATCCAGACAATGCCGGTATCACGATCGCGGCGGCTTTTGACCCGGAAATTACGAAACACTCGCGCGGCAATGCCGGTTTTGGCAATCAGCCTGGTCTGCATGGTTTTTTTGGCCCAGGTGGTGGTGGTGCCGATGGCCGAACGTTGGGCGCGAAAAATGGTCTGCGGCAGGGCGTCCAGGGTTTGCTGCACGCCGTCGTCGATTAATTGGATCAGCAGCGCCATCAGTAGCGTCTCAAGGTTAAGGTGATCATGCCGCTCAGGTCGACGTCGCGGTCGACGACTTGATAATCGACGCCGCGCACCGTGACCGTGGCCCGCAAGCCTATGGCGGCGGCATCGATGTCGGCCAAGGCCAGGCTGTATTGTCGGTCGGCATACCCGGCCGATGCCACGGCGTTGGGATCGGTGCTGTCGCCGAACACGCCGCGCAAAGCCACGTCGCCGCCGGTTTTTTTCAACGTGAAGGGTTCCGCGAAGGTTTCCAGGGCGATTTGATTGAGGTCGCTAAACATAAAGGGCTCGGGTCAGTTAAGCATGTCAATGCCGGCGCTGGGATTCGATGTAATCCCGGCACGGCACGCAGGTTTCATCGATTAGGCGGCTAACCTGGCGCCCGCAAACCTCACACTCGCCAGGCTTGCCGGCCGCCGGATCGAACGCGGTACGGGCGGCGATGGCCGTGGCCCGCTCGGCCTCAGCCAGGTCGTTGGCGAAATCGACGGCGTCACTCATGGTTTGGGCGCCGGCATCAAAGCCGGGGTCAAAAAAGTACAGATGCCGTTTTCGGGGATCAACGGATATTTGCCGCGAATCGCCGCCAGCGCCGCGTTGCGGGCCGGATCGCCTGGCGCCGTCTGGCAATACACCGTCACCGCCGAGTCCAGCTTGTGCAGGCTATCGGTGGCGATCAGCAGGCCGTCGCCGACCTGATAGCCGTCATCCAGCACGGCGTTGCTGCAACCGGACAGCGCCGTCGCCAGCATTAAAAAAATTGTTTTTTTCAACATCAATTTTCTCCCGTCGCTTGGTCACTGGCCCGGCGTTTCTTGCCGGCCTCGTATTCGGTCAATAACAGCGGCCCCGTGGGCTTTCGTCTATCGTGTTTCCGGATATAGCCGTCTAGGTAATCGTTGGCCGCCCCCAAGGCTTCACGGACGGCTTGCAATGGCAAATCCGGCAGTTTCAAAAAACGCTTGAACCAGCGTTTACGGCTCATCGGTTTTTTCCGGTTTATGATGTGGATACTTTTTTTGTATCTCCATCATCACCGTCAGGCGGGTGACGGTGGCAATCAGCGTGGCGAGAGTCTCGTTGACCGCCTTGAGATCGACACGCCACCATTCGATCAGCTTGTAAATCACATAAAACGACAGACCCAGACTCAATGAGTCTGCCGGTACCGCCTTGATGACCTCGACGATTTCCAAACGCTAAACCGATTTATGCCGGTGCCGCCGGCCGTTACGCCAGCACGCCAGGCTTTGAGATCAGCAAGATTTTCATTGTCGTGACACCGGCGCCGGCCGCCGCAAACGCGATCGCCCCGTCGCTGACATCGCCTGCCGCCGCGACGGCGGCGTTATCGTCAAAGGCTTTGGCGCTGGCGTCCCACATCACGTATTCACCCTGGGCGATCACCGCCGCCGATACCTTGGGCACCTCCCACACGCCTTCCAGCGCCACCGAGCCTTGTACGTTTTGGGCGATATCGACCAATGCCACGCCCAGCAGGGCGTCGCCGTTGGCGCCAATCACCACCACATCGCCGCTGACCACCGCCGTGCCGGCGTTGGTCCAGTCCATCACCTCGCCTTCTTGAATGAAATTTTTAGCCATTGTTCTTTCCTCGTCTCTTGATGATGGCGGATTGCCTGACGGCGGATCCGCCTTACGTTGTCATGGATGCGGATCGCCGTTACGCGCCGGGGTTTTTGTAGGCGCCCTCGTAGCCGATGGCGCCGACGCCGAACGGCAGTTCCACCCGGTAACTCAGGCCGGCGGTGTTGAATTGTTCCTCCATCGCCAGCAGCGGCTCGCTTTGGCCGTCCAGGAACACCACCTCGATTACGGGCGCCACGGTCGGATCGCCGAACAGATACCAGTCGTTGCCGGCGATGCGCGGGGTGTCGATGATGTTTTGGACGATGCCATTAACCTTGTTGGGACGTTGCAGCTTGTTGACGGTGTCCGGATCATATTGAGCACCGACAATCACACGCACGTCGCCGCCTTTGGTCAAACCACCCAGCCAGATGCTGGGGCGTATGTCCAGGTATTCGTCACCACCAATATCTTTTTGCTTGGCCATGGCAATGCGGGCCAAATCCAGGCTATCCACCGACGGCACGGTGCCGGCGCCGGCCAGGTTGGCGTGTTCGGTGCTGAACAGGGCGTGGCCATCCTTCATGGTCGGGTTGGCGGCGATCAGCGCGTACACCTTGTTTTCGATGGTGCGTTTGGCGGCCCGGCCCATGTTGGTGGTTAAGGTGGCGATATAGCCGATGTCGTCATTGATGATCACTTCCGGGGTGATGCTGATGATATTGCCGCGCCGCTTGGCCGTGATGCCCTCTTTGGCGGCGTCCGGAATGTTGCGGTGCTTGTATTCGCCGGCTTCGTTGACGTCTTCAATATCAGCGATGCTGCCGACCCGTAACCGTTGCCATTCCCGAAAATCCGAAACCGAACCCGTCACGCAAAAAAGCCGCCAGGTATCCGGCGTCGCGTTGTAGGCGGTCAGCACCATGCGGTGCATGACGTTTTCCAACAGTACCGGGAAATCGCTGGTGGTTTGACCATAGCTGGCGGTGGGGCGCATCCCCAGGGCTTGCTTGGCTAACGACAAGCGATCCATGGCCGTGACCTTGAATCCGGAGCGAGCCAGACATTCGCGGGCCACGTCTTCCAGGCGCATGCCCCTGAACTCATTGGCCGGGTCGTGTTTTTCCTTGCCGGCCCTGGCCATGATGGCCTGTCCGACGCCACGGGCAAATTTTTCTGCATCGGTTTCGCCGGTTTCCACCCGGCTGGCGTACTTGCCAGCGGTTGGCGTGGTATTTTCGCCCAGCTTGTTCATCAACTGCTCGACGGCGGCCTGCACATCAACGGTGTGATCGTCCAGGCAGGCGGCCATCACCGACTCCAGCCCGGCGGCCGGGAACTTGGCGGCCAGCGGTGCGAAGCGGGCTTTGATGTCGTTGCGGCGTTGGTTTTCCGCCGCCAGCACTTTTAGCTTAATTTCGGCTTCGCTGGGTTGCGGCACGGCGGCGGTGGGAATAACGGTTGGGGTGGCGGGTAATGGATCGGACGCCGCCGTGGGGGTATTAGGCTCTATGGCTGCCATGGGCTTCTCCCGGTTTGGGGGTTGGTTGAATATCCCGGCGGCTGCCGGCATGGATTTAAAATTGGAAAGGTCGAATTTAGCGGTTACAGGCTTGGCGGCGGTGACGGTGTCGATCAAGCCCTCGTCCAGGGCCTCGGCCGCCGAAAACCAATGATCGCCGCCATCGGCCAGCCAGGCGGCGACTTTATCCGGAGCGCCGGTCTTGGCGATATAACCGACGGCCATGGCATCGCGGTATTTGTCCAGGGCGTCGGCGGCGGACCGCAAATCGTCGGCCTGGCCGCCCGCCATCGCCGACGGGGCATGGATCATCAGCAGGGCGTTCTCGGCCATCTCCACCGTGTCGCCGGACATGGCGATCAATGAGCCGATGCTGAGGGCAATGCCGTCGATGACCACATTAATCGCGGCCGGGTGACGCTGGTTGGCGTTATAGATGGCCAGGCCATCGTTGACGCTGCCGCCGATGGTATGCATGTGCAGCGTGATCGCTGTGGCGTCCAGCGCGGCCAGGTCTTTGACGTATTGGCGGGCGCTGACGCTTTCGTCGGACCAGAAACTCTCGCCGATCTGGCCGTAAATACTAATTTCGGCGGTTTTATTGGCCCTGGCTTTGATGTCGTAAAACTTGGTCATTATTTCGCCCCTGGATTATTGGCTGGATCTGAGAAGCTGGCGGCCGGCTTGTCGTTGGCTGGGTCGCTGCTGACCACCAGGCCTTTGTCTTTCAACATCCGCCGCCAGCGCGCTTCCTGTTCGATTACGTCGCGCGGGTTGCCGCCGCGTTTGCGGATGATTTCAGGACCGGCGATATAGCCGCCGCGCTCGCCGTCGGTTTGGCCCTTCACTTCTTTTAACGGATCGATCCATGGCATGGAGGGACCGATGAATAGCGCGTCGTCCATTGTCAGCGGATCGATGTCGGCCGGGATCTTGATCAGGCCGTCGGCCATCGCCATGGTGACGAAGGTTTGCCAGACCGGCTGCACCATGTTCTGAATGAAATCGGCAGTCAGCACCTGGTAATTGCTCCAGCCCTCGATTAACTCCTGCCGCTGACTGCTATAGCTGCCGTCGTAGTCGCGGGCGATTGTGCTGTAATTGGCGCCGGTACCGCTGGCCACGGCCCGCAACTGTCCCTTGCGGAATTCCACCAGCTGCGGATTGGGTCGGTTGGTGTCGATGGTGCCGATTTCCTCGCCGGCGGTCAGGTCGTCAAACACCATCCCCGGCTGAAAGCGCAGCGAACGCGGCTCGCCTTTGGTCTCCGGGTCGTAGCTGTCCGGTGCGCCCTTTTTGATGAAGGCGGCCATGGAAGCGGCGATTTTGGCGGCGATGCGTTCCGAGTCTTCATAATCCTTGATGTCGTCCAGGCGGATCATCACCGCCGCGAAAATCGATACCCCGCGCAACTGGCTGATGCGTTCCCGGCTGCGCAGATGGTTGACGTTGGCCGCCGGGATAGACTTCAAATCCAGGCCACGAACGCTAAACACATTGATGTCGCCAGGGTGGTTCTTGTAAACCCAATAATTGGTGGGACGGCCCCAGGCGTTGCGCTGGATGCCTTGTATGATGTTTTTGGCAGGGTCATCGTAAGTCAAGGGCAGCATGTCGGCTTCCAGCATTTCCAGCGAGAAACGCACCGAGGTGCCGTGATCCAGAAAGGGGACGTTGCCGGTCAGGTTTTGGGTCAAGGCCTCGCCGTCGCGCAACCAGGACCGGGCCAGCAGGCGTTGAGCGCCTGGCCAGTCTTCCATCCAGGTGCATTCCGGCGCCTTGCACCAGTCCTTCCACAAACGGGTCAATGCGTCGGCCAGGTCATCGTGGATCTCGCCGCCAAAGGTGCGCGGTTGCGGCTCGATGCCGATGCCGGCGGCGCCGACGGTGTTGTTAACCAGACAGTTCAGCACACCCTTGGCCAGGTCGTGATTGGCGTCTAGGTATCGGGCTTGGTTGCGCAGGTTGTTGCCGGCTTGCTGCACCCAGCGATTACCGCTGCCGGAATCGCGGGATTGCTTGCGTAAAACGGTGGGGCGGGCTGCCTCGTAAGCGGCCAGCACCCGGCGGGCATGGGCGCGGCGAACCCCGGTTTCGGGGCTGATGGCGGCGATGGCGTTATCCAGCCAGCGCATCAACTAAAGTCCGGAGTCTGATAACGAATTGAACCGCCGCCGGCCGCGAGTTGCTTTTCGACGCCGACTTTGCGCTCCCATTCCCGGCGGCCCTGCTGCACCTCGATCAGATTGGCTCGGGTCAGCAATCGCTCATTGCCGGAGGCGTCGCGGAAACGCACGGTCTGGCCAGCCAGAATGGCGGTCTCGGCAGCGAGGTATTTCTGATACAAATCGGTCGCGGTAGTCATGGTGCGGGATAAAAGCACGTTTTTTATGCCAATCCTTAGCAAGAATTGGCAAAACTTTTAAACGCGGGCAATTTTTAGCCAATCACTCGATACAGCGTCCGCAGGCTAACGCCAAACCTTCGGCATACTTCGGCATGGTTTGCGCCGGTGAAGGCGGCGCGAATGTCCCGGTTGCGCTCGGCGTTATCGGCGGCGGGGATATACAGCCGGGTGCCGCCCCAGTAGCGTTGCAGACGGGCAAATATTCGGTTGGCCACGCGGCGGGCGGTAACGGCGTCGGCGCCGGTTTCCTCGGCCACGGCCAGGCTGATTTCGGCGCGCAATGCTTCGGCAATGTGGTCGGACAGACTCATCGGTTTTTCCGTTAACCGGGTGGCGGTGCCAGACGGGGCGTGAGGCATGGCCTGGCGCGGGCCGGGTGTTGTTTAGTGAGGGTATCGGGCTATCAGTTGCGCGGCCTGGGTCAATACTGCGGCGTTGGATTTTGTGGCGGTAGTCGCCATCGCCGTCAGGTGTTCGATGACGGCCAGGCGTTCGGATTTTTCCCGGCGCTGACGCTTGACCGTTTCGCAGGGATCGGCCAGGCCCTTGGCCACGGCGGGGTCATCGCCGCAATAGGTCAGGCAATCGCAAGCCGGCAGCGGGGTTTTTACTTCAGCCATGCTTGTCGTTCTCTCGCATTTCGCCCAGCCAGGCCTCCCAGGCTTTTAGCATGCCGCGCGCTAGGCGGATCAGACTTTCGTGCAGGATAATCGTGGGTTTTCGCATCTTAGCGGCTCACTGGTGATGGAGGTATTGGTTGACCTGGATCAGCTTTTCATCGGCTCGGTCATGGACAGCCTGGCGGCTGACGTCGCCGGACCAGGCCAGGCGCTGCATACAATGCCGCACGTCGCCCAGTTCCCGCTCCAGGGATTGACGGTTGTTCGGTCCGCCGTCCGGATGCGCGCTTTCGTAACCGTGGCGCAGTATCTTGCCGACAGATTGAGCGGCCTCGCCCATTTCCTCGACTAACAGCGCTAGTCGTTCGGCTTCGGAGTTGCTTAGACCATTAAAGGGTTTTTGGCTGACCAGGTCGTAAAAATGGCACTCCAGCAGCTCGCGCAATTCGTCTGGCAATACCTGCAAAACGCCCGGCACATCTTCCAGGGCTGTGCGATCCGGAAGGTCGGCAACGTCGCTGATCAGATCGTCGATGGTTTTTTTCAGGGTGCGGGTATCAGGCATGATTACTCCTCGGCTTGGCGGTTAAAGGCGACTCGACCAGGTATCCGGCGCGAACGGATTCGGTCCGGGTTTGATGATGGCCGGTTTGGGCGGCGTGATGATCAGGGTTTCGGCGGCGGCTTGCAGGCGCTCGAAGCCGCCGTCCAGCACTTCCGCGTATTTTGCCAGCTCCGCATCCCATTGCGCCAGGGTGCGCAAGTGCCAGCGCAATTCCGGATGATGGGTGGCGGCATAGGCATAAACCAACGTATCGAGACTTTCGTTACGGGCCCCGCGCTTTTTATCGTAAAAACCGGTGCGCGGGTTGAATGTCTCGCTGACGATGCCGTTGAAATATTCCGGCGGCAGTTGGTCGCTAAAGTGCATCAGCCGCTTGTCCTGGTCTTTTTCAGCATCGGCGCCGATCCGGGCGAACAGCCGGTTTTTGATGGCCACCGTGCCGACCTGCTGGATCAACACCCCGCGCTTGTAGGTCTGGCCGTTGTGTTTGTAGTCGATGGCCTTGGGTTTGTTGAGGACAGGAGCGTTGCGTTGCGTGGCGCCGAAGATCGCCCTAGGCCGCCTGATTAGGCGTCGCCGGCAGAAATCGTAAACGTCGTCGGTGCGATGGCCGCCGGCGTCGATAATGCTGGCGGCGATCGCAAGCAGATGGCCGTTGATATGCTCGATGGGTTGGTTGAGTAAATCGGTCAGCGCCACCCAGACTTCCTCGCCGGCCGGATCGCCGTAGAGTTCGACATAATCTAGCGTCCAGCCGCTGAGGCCCTTGCCCCAGCCGACGATCTGCACCGCCAGCCGGTTGTCCTGAGTATCGACGCCGGCAGTGATGCCGCAAACGCCCAACGGCGCCACCCGCAGCGGATAAGGCTCGGCGCGGTCGGCGATGATGTTGATCTTGATCGACTTCATGCTGGGGTCTTCCCAGCTTTCGGCCAGCCGGGAATTGATGAAAGATTTTAGCCGTGCCGGGTCGTTGTAGGCTTGCAGCCACATATCCACCAGCACCGCCCAGCGCGGCCCCAGGCCGATCTGATAATACAGGGCGTTCAGCGTATAGCCGCGAATTTTGGCTTCGGGGTTGGCCGGTATCCAGCGCCCGGCGGCGATCATTTCGGTTTTCTGGTGTTCCTGGATCTCGGCGGCGCATTCCGGGCAGACGTAGCGCACGTCCTTGCCGTCCTGGCTCCAATGCAGGCCGGACCATTCGAAAGTAATTTCCTCGGCGCAGTGCGGGCATGGCATGTGATATTTGCGCTGGTCGCTTTTTTCGTAGAGTTCGTCAGTGCGACAGATGCCCTTGATGCCGGGGCTAGAAATATCCAAGCGCTTCCAGGTGGCGGGAAATGCCGAATAGCGATCCTCCAGCAGCATCAACGGGTCGTCGCCGGTGATCATGTTGGCAGCGAACTCGGTCAACTCGTCGACGATCAGATATTTGACCGTGGTCGATTTCAGCCGCGCCGGGCTACCGGCGTGTTCGATGTAGAGCTGGCCACCCTCAAAATCTTTAAATTCCTTGGTATTGGCGGCGTTGCGACTGTTGGTGCTGGTCATCCGTTTCGATACTGCCGGGGTTTCCTCTAGCATCGGGTTCAATTTTTGGTTGATCCATTTATTCATGGACACCTCACCCGGCAGACAGACCATGGTCGGCCCTGGCGCCTGGTCCATGATGTAGCCCAGCCAGTTGGCGCCAACTTCGCTTTTGCCCATCTGTATCGGGAATTTAAGCACCACATGCTGCACGGTGGATCGGGCGGACAGGCAGTCCATTGGCTCGCGCAGCGGCGGGTTGCGGTCGGTGCGCCACGGCCCCGGCTCGGCGCTGCCTTTTTTCGACAGCCGGCGGTTTTCGTCAGCCCATTGCGACACACCAATCGCTCGCCGAGGCGCAAAAGCGCGGCCACGGGTTTCGTGGACGATGGTGGCTGCCTGGGTTTCAGCCATTGCCGCGTTTTTTCGGTGTGTAACGGGTCAGCGCCACACGAACACCGTCGCCGATATTGCCGGCACCGATAACCCGCGCTTTTTCGGCCATTTCCGGGGTCAATGCAATGCTGAAACGCTTGGCCTCTCCGGTTTTGGGCGGTTTTGCGCCGCCCGACGCTTGGTCTCCTGGCGGTTCCGGCGATTCGATTTCGAGGATTTCTCCCAAAAACTGGGCGTCAAAGCCCAGCAATTCCAGATCGAATTCGATGCCGGCTAAGTCATTGAGTTCGGCACGCAATAAATCCTCATCCCAGTCGGCCAGATCGGCCATACGGTTGACGCTGAGCCTAAACGCTTTGATCTCGGCATCGCTCAAATCGTCCGCCAATATCACCGGGATTTCCTTCAAGCCCAACTTGCGCGCGGCTTTCAGGCGTAAATGACCATCAACGACGATGCCATCGGATTTGACAATGACCGGCACCCGAAAACCGAAAGCCTTGATGGCCTCGGCGACATGCTCGATGGCGTGGTCGTTTTTGCGCGGGTTATTGGCATAGTTAGTCAGCCGCTCGATGGGCCAGGTTTCGTGCTGGAGTTTGGTTTGAAAACCTTTCTCTAATGCGTCTGGTGGTGTGGTCATGGGCTCAAATCCAGGTTTCAATGATGGCAGGTTCGTCGGTGGGGTCACGCGGAAAACAGACTGCGCCAGGCTCGGCCAGGTTGCGGACCAGCCGTCGGATGTCGTCCAGCGAGCCGGCCACCACAAATTCGTCCGTCGGCTGGTCGCCGATAAATTTCCGGGCCACGAAACCGTCCGGAAAGTCGGTGGGGTGATCGTATAGGGTCCAGGTGCTCAGCATCATACTTTCAACCGATCCCTGAAAAAATCGTCGATTTCGTTTTGCCAGGCCTCGATCAATGCCGAGCCGGCCGCTTCGCTGCAACCATCGCAGGCGACGACCTTAGTTTGTAGCGATAGTAAGCTCAGCGCGCCGCCATAAAAAGCCATTTTCATTTCGCTGATCTGCACCGGCGGCGCATCGGAGGGGACCACAGCGCGGCTGAATCTTTCCCATTCCTGGGCCAGGGTATTTTTCATCAACTATCTCCAATTTGCTCGGGTTGGGGTGGTCATGGTTTCGCCAGGTCGTAAAAGCTGCGGGAAATTTCGGTTAAAGTTTGTTCAATGTAATCTTGCAGCAGGGCGCGGATTTTTTGTTCGTCGCCGATCGCGGCCAGCTGCGGGGCCAGGATGTCGGGCAGGGCCTCCAGGCGGTTGCGAACCATGGCATCGCCGTCGGCCACCGCCCCGCGCACCTCGTCGGCTGGCAGCAAATTGCGGTTTTTCTTTTCCCATTCGGTTTTGGCGTCCATTGCCGCGTACTTTTCGCGCATGGCCCGCGCCTGCTGGTAGGCGCTGCCGGCCCGACCGGCGACTGGGTCCGGTATCGCCGGTTCGGGCGGTGCATCGGCTTTCTGGACGCGCTCGGCGGCGTGGCGATCCGCGACCGGCTGTTTGGACGGGTCTTTGAAGTCGGCCATACGGGCCTCGGAGGCTTCGACATCCACTTGGTCGCCGTCCATGACTAGCTCGCCGCGCTGTTTCATGTTGGTGACATGCTGCCGGCTCATGCCGATGCGGCGGGCGAAGGCGGCCTGGCTCATCGTGGTCATGGCTTTCTCAAAACGTGACGGCCAAATTGTTCATCCCAAACGGCCTCTCGGTCCAGACGGTTGAGATCTTCGCTTGCGCCTGGCTCGTCTTTTTCGCAGTTCACCCAACCCTGGCCCCGGATCAACTTGCAGTACCAGCCGAACTCCCGGCACTCGGCCACGCCCGGCCATTCGCCGGTCCAAATTACCGGCGGCGCGCCGAATGCCTGGCAATCGCAGCTAATCAATTGCCCGCCGCACTTCGGACAGCGTTCGACATCGCAACCGCGGACGTGCGGGAATCCTGATGCGGCGCCGCAATCCGGGCAATTTTTCAGCTCAACCATCGGTTTTCCCTCCTTTCAGCGCCGCGAATTCGCGACAGGCGGTTTGTTTCGGCCATTTCAGTTTGTTTGGGAGCCCACCAATGGCGCAGCCGCCGACGCCTTCCCCGTACCCCACTTGGTCGCGACGCCAATATTTACAGCCATCGCAGGTCTTCCGTACCGTGAGTAGAACCACGCCCTTAGCGGTCTCTTTTTCGGCGAGTTCGGCCATTTCTTCCGCCGTGCCGATGGTCAGCCTGGCTCTTCGCAGGCCGGTAATCAGGCCGGACTTGAACAAATCCGCCGCCAGGCGGTGAAAATCCGGGCAGGTTTCCCGCAGCGCGGCGTTAAATCCCGCCGCGTTTTCTTCACCGCACACGATTCTATTCATTTTTTTAAAAAAATTGAGGTGGAGAACGGGTGGAATATACCGAGGGTACTGGATGAAAAAATGATGCGGTATATCGAAAAGCCGCCAATGACGCGGCCGGTACTGGATATACCGGGTATACCGGGGGGGTATCGTGCGGGGTTTTTGATGGGCGGCAATTTTAGCGCCGCCCGCTTGCGTACCTATACGTGCGCGTACCCGCGCGAGGCGCCAGTACCTACGGTATATGCCGGCGCAAACCCGCGCCACTGGCGGATTTTGTCCGCCGATTGTGCCGGTATATTGATATGGTATATCCGGTATACCCGGTATATTTTGCGCGGCGGGGCGGTTATCCATCGGCGTCGGCGGATCGATCAATGGGTTTTATCGGAACGATGCGAAAGCGGCGATCGTCCGGATCGATCTTAGGCGGGCGCTCGGTGCAAAAGATTAAATAGGGCGCGGCGACCCTCACTGGCCATTGGCCCATCCGGTCTATCTCGATTTCGTCGTCGGTCAACAAGGTCTTGAACCGTTCCAGATCTTGTTGAGTTCGTGGCCAGCCTTCGATAATGAGGGTTTTAATTCGGCCATCGGCGAGCGGCGCCAGGCCGAACGCTTCCTGAAAAAAGCCGGCGGCGGCGTGATAAGAAAGCCCGACGCCAGCCGCCAGTTGCAGCGCGGTGGTGGTCTTGCCGCAGCCTCGCGGGCCGCATAGCACCAGGGCCTGGCCCCGTTTTAATTCAATGTCCATAGTTTCCTCATTCGGTTGATGGTCAATAATTCCAAACCGCCGGTCATCGATCCCCAGCGGTAACGGGTTAGGATCGCCGCTGGCGAAGATGAAACGCGGCGACGATTTGATTTTTCGGGCGTGCTTATTTTTGGGCTCAATCGCCATAGGATCTCCCTTTGTAATTTCCTAGCGCGGCTCTAAAGTCGTTGACGCAGTCGCCGAGCCAGTAGGATTCGCTGTTGCCTGGGTTCATTTCCTGGCAGCCGGGCGGGAATAAAAAGGCCTTGGCGCTGCTGGATTTTTTGCCGTTGATCAAAAACCATTTACGATCCTTGCGCATTCCCGGCCGCTTGGTTAGCGCGTCGATGGCCCGATTCATCGGCGCCTGCCGGACGCCTTGCTTGCCGCACCAGTAGCGGTACAACTCATAAACATCCTCACTGAGCGCCGGCAGGTTGGGGATGCCGTCCAGGTCGCCGGCGATCCATTCGTCATAAAATCGCAGAATGGAATCCTTGCCGAGGTGCAAAAGCTCTTCCTTCGCTTGGGTCATCGGCGGCTTGGCGTGTTCGTCGAAATCGTCCAGGATGATGTTGAGCAGCCAGTCGTGCAGGGCTTCGATGCCGCCGGCGTCGATCTCGGCGCCGACGGCTTTGTAAAATTCGGCCTCTTTTTTGGGCGGCGTCCAGATTACGCAGTGGCGGCGGTCGTCTTCCTCGATCACCACCGGCATGCGCTCGTTGGATAAAAACACCAGGTTGACGTGGTTTCGCTCCTCATGCGCGGCCATGTTTTTGGGATTGATCCGCACCCACACGCCGCTGATAAACGATTTGAGCTTGTTTTTGATGTGATACAGGTCTGACCGCGCGACCACCTCATCAGCTATGAGGAACAATTTTCGGCTCGCCCAATCGTTGAACTTGTCCTCGATGGCGCTTTGATCGATCACTCGGCCGTAACCGCCATAAATCGCCATGATGGCCTCGAAAAACAGGTTTTTGCCGGTGCCTTGCGGACCATGCAACACCAGCGTGGTGCGCATTTTGGCGCCGGGATGTTGCAACGGATAGGCCAGCCATTTGATCACCCACTTGGCCAGGTCCAGGCTGTTTTGCTCGCCGCTGCACATGTGGTAAAGCAGGGCCAGCAGTTGATCGCATTGGCCGGCCTTGGGCACGGTGGGCCAGCCAGCCCATAGGTTGCAGGTGATATTGGCATCGATGCCTGCCGGATCGAAGCCGACATTCTCGACGCGGACGATGGAGCGGGTGGGCGATTCTTGCCAGCGGCGGTGGATCTCGCGGCTCATGCATGCGTCACGCATGTCGGACAACGTGACCAGCAGATGTTCGGCGTGGTCGAACACCGTGCCGCCCATGCCGTAGACTAGCGCGAATCGTTCGAGCAATTCATCGGCGGTGTCGATAGGCTTGAGGGTTTTGCTATCCCCGCCCCCCTTGCGTGATGCCGCCCCCGCTGCGACCAGCGCCGCCCAGCCAAATCGGGCAATGGCGTCTTCGACCTGGACCCGTACCGAATGGAGGCCGTCCGTCAGGTGCAGGTCGTTGAAGTCGGTGAGCTTGCCCTGGTTGCGGGCGTAGTGGTCCAGGCGGGCGGGCGGGTCGGCGAAGCGCGGCAGAATGAATCGGCCGTCGACTGCCAGCGCGGCGAGTTCGGCGTATTCGGCGCCGGCATTCTTGCGGCCGTGGGGTTCGTTGCAGGCCGGGCAATCCGTTCCGGTGTCCAGGTTGAGGGGCGTTTGGCAATGCTTGCAGCGGGCCAGGGCGTCATCGTCGCCGATGATCAGTATCCGGGCCTTGGGGTAACGCTTTTTCAGGGCTTGGGCGACCGATTGCAGGTTGCCGGCATCAAAGGCCACCGCCACCGGAAAGCCGGTGGCCATGTGGTAACTGGCGCAGGTGGCGTAACCCTCGCCGATCGCCAGCAGCGTGGTGGGGCTGCCGATCAGATGGAAGTGTGATTTTTTGGCGACGCCGGGCGGCCAGAATTGTTTGTCGCGGCCGCCTTGAGCCTTGATTTTTTCTTTGTGCCGGAACTTGTCCAGGATGAATTGTAGGCCGTGCAGGCGGCCGGCGGTATCGAGCATCGGCACAGCTACCGCGCCCGTCGGCGTGAATCGCACCCCGAAGGCGGTCACACCTTTGCGAGTCAGGTATTCGCTAATGCCATCCTCGGCCAGTTTATGCCAGACCTTATCGGCAGCGGCTGCGGCTCGATCGGATCTGCGGCGCTGTTCGGCGTCGGCCCGTTTCTTGTCTTCGGCCATCCTGGCCTTGATGGCGGCTTTCTGTTCGGGGCTTAGGTCGATCTTGTTCAGCTCGACTTTTTGCACATTGTTTTCGGCGCCGTGCCAGATCCCGAACGACCCGACCAAGACCACGTCGCCGCCGCTTAGGGTGATTTCGTGGAGGATATACCAGCCGCGTTTTTCGCGATCGCCGTCGACCTTGCAGCGCATAATGCGCCCCGGTTCCAGGCTGGCGACGATCAGCCCGAAATTTTGAAGCTGGAGCAGGACTGCGGCATAGTTGGCGACCATCTATGCGGCTTGTAAACTAATAATTATCCTCACTACCTACCCCCCAGCCGGGCAGCTTTTTACCCGCGATCTATAGACTGGGAAGGTACCTACGACCCGGAGTGGGTGGACTATGGGCGGCGCTTTACAAATGTCAAAGATCGTTGACACAGCAAAAATCCTTTTAATCTTTGAGGGGGACGGGGTTTCTTCGCCCCAGGCGAATAAAAAAAACGGCCTCCATAATCATGAGCCCGATGGCGTTGGCTTATTAAGCACAGGTTTCAAGGATTCAACACTAACTTTGCCATCGACGCGCGCACTGATTAGCTCGGCATACCGGGTTTCCCCCGTGTATTCGGTGCGAGGTGGCCTGCCCTGAGCCGCCCATTTCTTAATCGCCTTGCCTGTTATTTTGCAGGCGCGGCCTAATTCTTCAAAACTGCCGGCTATTTCCGCCGCCTTGTTTAAATTGTCGGTATAAGTGTCCATGGACACTAAACATAGAACTGTTTGTGCCTTTATGCAAGAACTGAATTTGGAGGGGGCTATGAATACAATCGACGATATGGTCGTACATCCCAAGGACAAAGAGGCTTTCTCCACCAGGCTCAACATGCTGCTGGATGCCGTAGGAGCCCCGCCCATTGGGAAGGGACGCCAGGGATACCTGGCGCTAATGTTTGACGTTAGCGACAAAGGTGGTAGAAAATGGATTCGAGGCGAATCGATACCGCGTTACGAAATATTGCTACGAATCGTCGAAAAATACCGGCAAACCGGCGTAACTGTTGAATGGTTGCTGACCGGTGACGAAAACCTTTCACCTTTCAAAACCACCATCGACAGCGAGGGGAAACCCCTGCCTGTATTGAAACTGGAAGCTTGGCGTCTGCCGGTCCTTGATTGGGATGAGTTGGGAGACTTTATGTATTCAGGGGAAAACGCCAGCAATTACGCTAAGGACTGGGTCGATACCACCACCCGGCCGCATTCCAAAACCTTCGCGCTGCGCGTGGAGGGCGATGCCATGGAGCCACTATTCACCGCCGGCATGTTAATTACCATTGAACCGGAACTCGACCCGCAGCCTGGTGACTATGTGATCGCCCAGCAGCCTGGCGGGCAATCCACCTTCAAACAGCTCACCAAGGACGGCGCCGACTTATATCTCAAGCCCTTAAACAATCGTTACCCCATCAAGGCATTAGGCGCTGACAAAATCATTGGCGTGGTCCGTGAAGCTGTAATTAAATTTCGATAACGATTAAGCAAATTCAAAACAAACCCGTTTCGTGCGGGTTTTTTATTGCCTATCGGGAAACAATCGCCGTGAAAATCACCCGGCCGACGCGCTAGGTTCTTGACACGCAAGAATTGCAAGTTCTATTATCACGCTTGCGGAATCTCCCACTCTGCACACACTTGCGCGGCCCCGGCATGAAGTGCGGGGCTTTTTTTTTGGTGGCCACATCGACCTGGCCGACTAAAAAAGGATGTCAATGGAAGCCCTACGCCAAACCGCCCTCGCCCAGCTCAAACTCCCGGCCGACTATCGGCTGATCGTCATGGCCACCGAAATCGACTACATCCCCGACCTGGACGCCGCCCTGGCCGAATACGACTTTGAAGGCCTGGCCGACATCGACGACATCAAAACCACCCTGGCCGAACAAACGGACTGCATCCCCCTACCCGCCGGTCAGATGCTGGTGGGCCTCGCCCCACCCGACCAACTCAGGCCCAGCGTCTGGGGCATCATCACCCTTGAAACCGCCCTGGAGGCAACACCATGAACGTCGATCAAATCATCAACCAAATCATCGCCGCCGAGGCCGGCTACAACAATCACCCCGCCGACCGGGGCGGACCGACTAAATACGGCGTCACCCTCAAGACCCTGGAAAACTGGCTGGGCCGGTCCTGCACCGCTCAAGACGTGCAAGGATTAAGTAAAAACGTCGCTCATGAAATCTACTATTCCTGGTATTACATCAAGCCCGCCATCAACGAATTGCCAACGCTGATCCAGCCCATCATGCTGGATATGGCCATCAATCACGGCCGTGGCCGCGCCGTCGATTTACTGCAAGAAACCCTAAATGCCCACGGTTTTCCCTGTGGCCAGGCGGACGGCAGGATAGGCACAAAAACCCTCGCCGCCGCCGGCACCGCCGTCACCCAAATGGGTGATGGCCTGATTGTTTCTTTGGTCAACCGCCGCAAACTGTTTTATCAGGGTATCGTCAGGGATGATCCCAGCCAGCAGGTTTTTATAGAGGGCTGGATCGCCCGCGCCAACTCGTTTTTGCCGCCGCTAACCAGCCCCGAATCCCATCCTGCCGCGTGAGGCAGCGCCATGACATTACGCCAGCGCCAATCCGTATTTGCCCGCAAAGTGGCGGATCTGATCATCCACGCCGAGGCCCTGGGCTATGAGGTCACGCTAGGCGACGCCTACCATGATCCGCAAAACCACAAAGACGCCCCGAATGCCGCGAACAGCTTTCATAAATCCCGCCTGGCGATCGACATTAACCTGTACAGAAACGGCCAATGCCTGCACAGCGTAGAAGCCCACCGGCCGCTGGCCAAATGGTGGAAAGCGCAAGGCGGCACCTGGGGCGGCGATTTCACCGTTCCAGAAAGCAACCATTATTCCTGGGGCGAAGGCCGGTGACTACAAGCGACGACATCACCACCGGCGAAATCGCCGCACTACTCGGTCTCAATACCGGTAGTCTACGGGCCTGTATAGAGGCCGTGCCAGGTGTACCACCCTACCGGCTGCGCGGCCACATCCGCGTCTACAGCCGGCTCGAGATCAAAGCCTGGATCGCCGCCGTCAAAGCGCAGGGTATCGATCCGGCGGAACTGTTCCGCGAAGCCTATCGGCGACACCAGGCCGCCCATCGTCACGGCGACCGTCCGGATTTCCATGAAATCCGGAAACTACAAACCGCATTTCTTAGCGGAGATTTTTCAACCGCCGAACAAAAGCAGGCCCTGGCAAGCCGCAGGCAGCAAGCCGACGCCCGCCAGAACCGAGAACGTGTCATCCAGCGTATCCGCCCGGATTGGTTTTAACCTCAACTCACAAGGCCGCCGTCATGCTCATCAGCAACGCTCTACTGCCCTATGTACCGCACATGATCGCCGCCGCCCTGGTGGCCGGTTTCGGCGGTGGCTATTATGTCTCGCACAAAATCAGTGCCGGCGAAATCCTGACCATCGAACTGAACATCGAGAAAGCCAACGCCGTGGCCGCCGACGTCAAGGCGCGGGCCGACGCCCGCGTCGCCGCCGCCGACTTAGCCGCCATCACCGCCAACCATGCCCTGGATAAAACCCATGACCAAGATCTCGCCACCATTAACGCCTTACACGCCGATCGTTCTACCGCTGTTGATCTTGCTGAGCAGTTGCGGCGGGCCATCGATACAAAAAACCGTCGAAACGCCATGCCAAAAGATTGTGATCCCGGACAGCATCAAAACGATGCAGTCGACCCCGGCGACTTTCCAGAGCGATTTGCGCAATTTTCTGACGACAAAGCCTTCCTCGCC